CCTAATTCAGTAGAAGCCGAAGTCCAAATCTTTTCTCCTCTCGCAGCCACTATATTATTATTAAAAAAGGCTACCATTAAAACTCTTTCAGAACTTGCTGAAGTTTGAGGTACGATATGATTTACGTGTTTTCTAAATCCGTCTATCCTTCTGTACCCACCTTCCATATCAGGCTCAAAGTTTTCCAGTTCAAGAGCTTCACCGGGCTTCATTATAAAAGTTGAACGACTCTTTATTAGCCCACCTTCACATATAAACGCATTTGGTTGGGTCTGTGAAAGATCAGGCACTAGACAGCTCTCATATATGTTTTACGATTTATTAATTCAACTCGCATTCGCTTTACCCCATCTTCGTATTCTTTATTTGCAAATTGTGCATTTTGCAAATCTGATCGCATCATAAAAACATAATATCTGGCACGTGCAATAATAACTGGTTCAAATCGTGTAGGAATTACAGATGTATCATCATGTGAAGATAAATCTGTATGAGTAGTATAATAGTCAAACTTAATACTTAAATTATCACTATCAGGAATAGGACTAAATCCTATCTCATCATTATAAGTGCTGTACACATACTCTGGTACACCTACCTTATTTACATCTGTTGCAGTATCTCTTTCTCTGTAGTTATCGTTCCATTCTTCATATGTGAGAAATTTTAATTTTTGAGGGTTTA